TGAGCACCGGCAACCTGTTTCTCTACGACCACTTCGGGAGCATGGACCCCGACCGCCTGGTCGAGCAGATCAAATACCTGGCGACGTCAGAAGGTGTCGACGTTGTTGTTGTCGACCACCTCACCATTGTCGTCAGCGGCATTGCCGATCTCGATGAACGGCGTGCCTTGGACGTGACATGCACCAAGCTGCGGCAGGTAGTGGAGCAGACAGGCGTTGGCCTAGTGCTGGTGTCCCACCTCAAGCGGCCCGAAGGCCGCGGCCACGAGGAGGGTGGACAGACAAGCCTGTCGCAACTCAGGGGAAGCCACGCCATAGCCCAGCTCTCGGACCTTTGCATAGGCGCAGAGCGCAACCAGCAAGGCAGCGACGAGGAGCGCAACAAGCTGCAGCTGCGCATGCTTAAGAACAGGTTCTCTGGCGAGACAGGACCGCTGGATGAGCTGGTGTTTGACCGCAAGACAGGGCGCCTGACTGTTCCAATGTCCAGCTACTTCGGGTTATGACTCTTCTCTGCGACGGCGACTGGCTTAATTACGTCGGCTGCACTGCCAACGAGCAGGACATCCGATGGACGGAGACGGTGCATACCCTGCACCTTGACGAGGGTGACGTAAAGAACACGATCGTCACCATGCTTGATGGCTACCGGGCCATTGCTGACGACGACGACGTGGTGATCTGCTTCAGCAGTTACCCCACGTTCCGGCACGAAGAGTTTCCCGACTACAAGTCCAACCGCCTGGGCAAGCGCAAGCCGCTGGGTCTGTCTGCCATGCGCCAATGGATGACTGACAACTACCCGACTGTGGTCAAGCCAATGCTTGAGGCTGATGATTGCATGGGCCTGCTTGCTACTGATGGCAGCGTGCCTGACCCGGTGATCGTGTCGATCGACAAGGACATGCGGACCGTGCCATGCCGCCTGCTTGCCAATCAAGAGGTGGAGACCATCAGCGCTATGGATGCTGACCGTGCATGGATGGCACAGGCATTGACCGGCGACAGCACCGATGGGTACAAGGGCGTTAAAGGCGTTGGCCCAGTGGGTGCCAACAAGATCCTGGGCGATTTGGTCACAGTGCAGGAGATGTGGCCGAAGGTGGTTGGCGCATACCTAAAGGCAGGGCTGCAAACAGCAGACGCCATACGCACGGCAAGGCTGGCCCGCATCCTGCGAGCCGGCGACTACGACGAGCAAGCCCGCAGCGTCAGGCTTTGGGTGCCTCCAGCAGCGCCTGCTTGACCATGGCCACCATGTGGTCGTCGACCTTGTTGTCGGTAGTCTTGGCCGCTGCCGTAAGAAGATCGACGATCAGCTTTTTAACGCTGTTGCTTTTAAGGAACGCAAAAAGGATCGGCCTAATTAACAGAAGCATGGGTTGATGCTCTCGTTACGCTTTGACGGTAGCGCTGCTTTGCAATGGCAAACAACGACACCGAACACAACGGTGGCATTTTGTCTGACCTGATCCGCATCATCGTTCTGGCTTGGTCTTTGGCGTGCCTCAGTCTCAGCTACCTGGGCCAGGTCAAAGCCATGGATCCCACATTCGCCGCCTCAATGCTCACAGCGGTGTTGAGTTCCTATGGGGTGAGCGTTGGTAAGACCAACGGCAAAAAAGATGACAGCAATAAACTAGACGTAAGCAAGACCACGCCACCTGCTAAGCCATGAAGATCCAATGGCTACTGATCGCAGCCCTAGCGCCCGCTCCAGCGCTGGCCAACACAGTCACACCGACGTGGTCGACTGGCAGCATGCAGAGCACGACCACCACGACGCAGACAATCGAGGAGACGATTGTTCAGAAGATCTACGGCTCCGAAATGCAATCGTGGTCCGGCGAGAACGTGACGCCCAGCGCAGCCGATATCACGGGCGCCAGCACAACATGGGATCTGACGACCGACGGCGATGCATTCACCTTCGAGTACACGACGCGGGACGCGGACACATTGATCGAGCAGATCGACATCGACCGCACGATCGAAACCGACGCCACCACTACGTCGCTCAGTGTGTTCTCGCAGTGATGCTGGCGGCTCCTGCCGCAGCTGAAACGACTAACAACTCAGCGCCCAGGGCCCAGGCCACAAGCAACAACACCAACCAATCAGTTCAGTTCAACAACAACGGTGCGCCCAGCCGGCAGCATTTTGGCGGCAACGTCAGCTGCAATGGGCCCACTCTGGTTATGACGCCTTTCCATTTAGAGGCGCACGCTGACCCGATCCCGTCAGAGGACTACACCCGTGCGCAAAACTTTGGCGCGCAACTCAGCATCAACATTCCGCTGGATGGGTCAATCACCGAAATGTGCAAGGCCATGGTGCGGCGAAAGCTGGCAGCACAGCAGCAGCAAATAGAAAAGGAAAAACTCGATTACCACCTTGTCCGGGCCCTGAAATGTGCTGAGCTGTATAAGACCGGCTTCATGCTGCATCCCGACTCAACGCTCGGTTCTACTCTTTGTTCCGACGTAGTCTCAATCGACGTCTACCGAAGGTCTCAGGGTCTTTCCCCCGTAGTTTTGCCAGCTTCTTCAGCGCCGTCTGAAACGCAGGCTTCAGTACCTTCACGAGATTCTGCGCAGCAAGAGTCGCGCCCACAGAAGCCACTGCCGCCGCTCCCGCCGTCGTTGCAGCCACAGTCACCACCTCAGGAGTCGGCAACGCAAACTCCAGAGACGTCCCCGGCACAGTCACCGTCGGCTGTTGAACCTCAACCTTCTCAATCACAGGCGGATTGACCAGCAGGTCGATCGTTTCTTGCTGCGCCTGGATGTTTTCGTTTAGCTGCTCGATCTGCTTCTGCAGCTTCTTGGCAGCATCGCGTGCGCTTTGATCGACACCTTGCGGTGGCTTTGGCGGTTTAGGTGGCTTCTTTGGCGGGACGCTGGGCGGAATTAGCAGCGGGTGAGAGGGAGCCGGAAAGACCGGCTCCTCAATTGATGGCCTCGGAAGCTCGATAGACCCAGGCAGCTGTATGGATGGCAGCTGCAGTGGGTCCACCTATCAGAAGTCAATGACTGCGCCAGTCTTGACGTAGCTGCCGGTGTCAGAACCGTCAAACTTGCTAAAGCCCACCTCGGCGTACAGGTTGGTCTGGTCGTCGACCTGGCCGCTGACGCCAGCCTTGCCTGACCAGCCCCAGTCAGTGCTGGTGGTGTCGTTGCTCATGGCAGGGCCGGCTTGGATAAAGAAGGGGCCGTCCTTGTAGCCAACGTGCAGGTCAAGGCTGCTGCCGCTGGAGCTGCTGCCGGAGAAGCCGGTCACGAACTCGGGGTTCGCATACATCTTGCCCTCTGCGTTCGCAGACGGGGCGCCCAATGCAAGCGCCCCAGCGACGACAGAAGCAGCAATCAGAAAGCGCTTCATGTTTATCAGAAGAAAACACGCAGACGTTAGTAGAACTACTTACCAGGGCACACCCGTGCCAGTGGTTGGAGTGGCCTGCTCTGTCAGCTGCGCTTCCAAGGCAGCGTTGACTTCCGCGACTTTGTCGTCGCCCAGGGCGGCTTTGACCCAGCCCACCACCGTTGCCTCGTCAAGGTCGGCATACGCAGTAGTTACGTCGCCTTCAAGAGCAAGCTCGCCGTAGGCGCCAGCGGAATACACCTCGTCGTCAGACCGTGCATCAACGGAGTAATGCACAGAGTCGACGCGGCCGGTGCTGAGTGTGCGAGAAAGCGTGTTCACTTTCCAGGTGATGGTGGACATAAGAAGAAAGCAATGGGGTCAGAGTAATTCAACCTGCAGCTTCTAAAGCTGCAACTTTTGTTTCAAGGGTTTCAATCCGTTCCTTAGCTTCTTTTAGAGCTTGAACCAAGACAGCAGTCATTCTGCTGTAGTCAATGTGCAACGTTGTACCTAGCTGCTCGTTTAGTGTTTCGGGGTTGGAACCATTGATTTGCCCGTTGTTGACGCTTGCAACAAGCTCCGGGAATTGAGCTTGCACCTCTTGGGCCAACATGCCGATTTCTACACCTTCTCCAACAGACCGGCGTTGCTGGCTGTTTTCTTTCCAGGTGTATTTAACAGGCTGTATGTTTGCAAGCTTGCTCAAGCAGCCTGTCAAATTTGAATCAACATCTTTTAAGCGCGAATCAGAAACACTTGTAAAAGACGACCCAGCAACTACGCCATTACCGTAAAGAGTATAATAAGAAGAGCCGCTCCAGTAACCTATAATTCCGTAAGTATTGCTGTTAATGGAATACCCCAATATGCCGCCAGAACTTTGTGTTGATTGTGTATTTACTTGCCCATAAAGAGCATATTGCGTGCTGTTGCCTCCATAAACATACGAATATATTCCATATGTTGAACCAGAGCCTGTGGCCTGGACATACATAGTTTGTGATATACCGCTTGAATTAAAATATGCTTTCGTATTTGTAGCACCAGCTTGGTGGCCAACATTCAATCTTCCATCACTCGTAAGTCGCATCCTTTCGACGTTGTTAGTGCCAAAATGGATATTGTCGTTTTCGTAATTCCATACATAACCCGTAGACCCACCCCAGCTGCCGAACAACAATCCGTTATTAGCACCAGTGCCGGTGTTGCTGTTTTGAATTAGCACGCCTGAAGCAGGGCCGTAAACGTTCAAATCAGCAGTAGTAACCGACGTGCCGATGGCAACTTTGCCCGAGTTGTCGATACGCACTCGCTCATTGCCGCTGGTACGGAAAATAATTGGCTTGTATGCGCCTCCATCGTTAGAGGTTCTATATGACTGACTAATCTGCAGTCCATCTTCGGTGTTAGCAATGCAGCCAAGTTTTGAGCTGCCTTGGCTTTCTAAATGTATGCCGCCCGTCCAATCGGTTGCAGACTGTTTAATAGAAAGCTGAGGAGAAGCAAAGCCACCGGTCGTGTGTCCAGTAGATTTGTTGATACCTACAACACCATTCTGGTCAACACGCATCCTCTCGGTTGCGCCAGTTTCTAAAGTAATGTAATAACCAGTCTGGCCAGATTCACCGGATCTAATTGTAAGTTCACCGCTTTGTGGGTTTTGCCCAACTGAACCAAAATTAGTTCCATTATAGGCAAAGATTAGTCCACGTTGACCGCTAGAAGAACCACCATCGCACCTGATATTTGGATTAGATACGCCGCCCACTTCAAGTGGATACGAGCCACTTGTCTTTCCAATTAACAACTGACCCGAGCTGTCGATGCGCATCCGCTCGGTGTCGCCAGAAGTTTCAAATCGAATGGCATCTCCAGATTGAGCTGCTTGAATCTGAAGCCCAGCCGCATCTGCAAAAACCCTGCCATAAATGTTTCCATCGCTTCTTTCGAGATCAATGCCCGAACCAGTAGACGCTCCACCAATAGTGACTGTGGTGTAATTAGAAAAGGAATTTGGTGTTGCCCCAACACCAACATTGCCAGAGCTGTCAATAGCTAATCGAGTTTGACTGTTTTTAAGATCATAAATATAAAATCCGTTTGCAGGTCCAACTCCCCCACTAGGCGACCGACCTATTTGCCAAGCATTGTGACTATTGGAATTTCCACCAAAATTGATATAGTGATACTGAGCATCCGAAGCGCCATTGCCAATTTGGATAGCTCCTGAACCAGAACTTCCTACAACGTGAAGGTTTGCAGCAGGCGACGCCGTTCCGATTCCAACGCGGTTATTTGTACTGTCAACCTTCAGAGTATTGCTGTCGATGTTGATGTTTTCATCGACGCCGCCAGTGGTGACTTGAGTGAGTGTCATGGTCATTCACCAGGGGTAGAGGAAGCAACGCTGGCCTGATAGGCAGAGATTACCTCGGCCGTCCACAAAGCTGCTGCAATGTCTTGCACCTCCTGGACCTCGCCGCTTACGTCGTCACCAGGCACAACAACGTGGCGGTGGTGGTTGCGTGCCAGCTCAACACCATCCTCTTCGACCACAGTGGTAGTACGAATTTGAATGACCTGATTAGGCAGGATTTCTTCTTTGTATTCGAGTCGTTTTGTAATAGCCATTAGGGACGTCCTCCAGACGAAACAGGTTTAGGCGTAGTTTTGAGCCATTGCGGGCTTATGTAGCTGCCATATACCACCCATTCATGTGGACTCTATTTTCTGTAGTTGTTCCCATATCAGAAACCTCATTAAAATCATTATTGAATCCTGTACTAGTACCTTCTGAAAGTGTAATGCTATTAACGCCCACGATGCCACCAGTAGGCGGGTTAATCCAGTTATTGCATTGTCCAACATTTGCTATACCTGTAGTATTGTTCGCTCGGTTAAAAGGTAGCCCTGTAATAGTTACACTGCCACTGGCTGATCCACGATTAAAGCTTGAAAAATTGACGAGAATTTGGAAATAAACCATTCTTCCAATTTTTGTATAATGCCCGTCTCTTATGCCATAAACTGCCGTAGTAAATGATCCTGAACTTGGCACGACCGTTGGCGTAAATGTGCCCTCTTCATAATCGTCGAGAGCGTTTGCAGCAGCCGTGTCGCCGTTAAAGCTAAGGCCATTGCTGCCAATTCGTACTTTTTCAGATGTTTGGTGCAGGAACGTGTGGTCCCATGCACGAACTTCGTTGGTTATGTACTGATTTGTGTTGCGATTAAAATGCAGACTTAGGTTGTTGTTAGCTGATTCGCCTGGCTCAAGCTCAAAAGTTTCTGCACCATTTTTTCCAACTTGGAAAGTGCGGTTAACTGTTGATGTGCCGATAGCTACATGCCCAGCGCTGTTGATACGCATCCTGGGATTGCTATCTCCAGCATAATTTGTGTAAAATTGAAGCTCGTCTGTACTGTGCACATATTGAACAATCCCTTGATAATTTTCGGTTCCACTTGTCCCGTCCGCAAAATATATTGTTCCAGCAGTTGAACTACTGCTCCTGATAGTCATTCCAGCGAAGCCAGAATTTGCAATAGTTAAATCATCAGCAGCACTATTTCCTACAGTTGTCGTCCCGATCATCAAC